CAACTACAAGACAATGCGTTTCTAGAAAAAATGGAGCAGGTGTATCTTTTGATATGTTAGACTCAGCAGGTGGAAGTGCTTTCACTATGTTAGATTCTACTATTGCTACACAATCAGCTACAGTACAAGCAATCCCGGCTAACTCAGTTAGATTAGGTTTTGCTTATCAACCAGCTGGAAGTGAAATAGGGGTAACTGCTAATCAATTTAAATTGTACCTAAACGGTAATCCGGTTGGAGTACAAGCGGCTACGACTGTGCCTGATGATATTGCATTAGAACTCAATATTATGGGTGCACACAAAGGTACAAACGCTAATCATTTAGTTGTTGACTACTTTAATACTTTTCAGTCTAGAGTGGCTGGAACAGGCGTAAGCGCATAATAATTAATATGGTGCTCCTTCGGGAGCACCTTTAATAGGAGAAAAAATGGCAACATCATTTTCAAGTGATCAAACCACTTTACAAAAAGATACTGGAACAGCTACTGTAATGAGAGCAGCTAGAACTAGAGTTACTTCTATTCAAGGAAAAGGAATAGCAGGTTCTGTTTTAACTTTGCATGATTCAGCCACAACAGGTGGGGCTGGTGCAGGTAATTTAAAAGCTACTTACAAATATGGAACTGAAGGCTTAGAAGTATATGTTCCTGGTTCAGGTATTCTTTTTAAAGATGGAGTAATTGGAACATTGACTCAAGGTTCTGGTACAGACGGAAGCGTTACGGTAACGATCACAGGAGCGTAGTCGAATGGCTACTATTACTTATACAGTCACTGTAGCTTCAGGGACTAACCAATATGGAACAGGTAATAAGTTCTATATTAATGGTTCTGTGAGCCCTGATTTAAATTTAATCGAAGGTAATACATATATCTTTGATCAGTCAGATAGTACCAATGGTACACACTTTCTTGCTTTTTCTACTAGTGCCAATAATTCACCAGCAGCGCCCTATACGACTGGTGTAACGGTTACAGGAACTCCAGGAACAGATGGTAAAACTACAATCGTAGTTGCAACATATGCTCCAACTTTATATTATTATTGTACGGCACACGCTGGAATGGGAGCAACAGCTTTTACTCCTGCGGCAGGATCAATTTCAAATCAATCAACATTTGAATCTACATTTACTATTGATGAAGTAATCGAAGATGCATATGAACGATGTGGTGTTCAAGGTATTACAGGTTATCAATTAAAAGCAGCTAGAAGATCTTTAAATATTTTATTTCAAGAATGGGGAAACAGAGGACTTCATTATTGGGAAGTAGGAAACACAAATGTTTTATTAGTTCAAGGCCAATCTGAATATACCTTTTACAGATCAACAGCAGATGGTGCAAGTTCAACAACAGCAGGTGGAACTAGCACAACATCTACCTATGGTTTAGCAGATATTTTAGAAGCTAGTTACAGACAAAATTATAATAATACGAATCAATCAGATTCACCATTAACTAAAGTTGACAGATCAACTTACACAGCTTTTTCTAATAAAACTGCATTAGGAACTCCATCACAATTTTGGGTACAAAGATTTATTGATAAAACAACTATGACTTTGTATCAAACACCTGATTCTTCAGCAGCAGGTAATTATGTTTATGTAAATTTTGTAAAAAGAATCACAGATGCAGGTGCGTTTGATAATGTTGGAGACATACCAAATAGATTTGTACCATGTATGGTTTCAGGTTTAGCATTTTATTTATCGCAAAAGTGGGCATTGGACAGAACACAACAATTAAAATTATTATATGAGGATGAATTATCAAGAGCTCTTGCGGAAGATGGGTCACCGACAAGCGCATTCATTACTCCTAAAACTTATTACCCAACAGCGAGTTAATTATGGCTAAGTTTGCACAAGGAAGATTTGCTTTATCAATATCAGATAGATCAGGACTTGCATTTCCGTACACTGAAATGGTTAGAGAGTGGAACGGAGCTTGGGTTCATATTTCTGAGTTTGAAAAAAAACAACCACAACTTCAACCGAAACGTTTTACAGCTGACCCACAAGCTTTAAATTTTGTAAGGCCTGCTAGAGTTGAACCTGCAACAGATGATATATTACCAAATGATCCTTTTACAACTGCATCAAATACAACGCTCACAGTTTCATTTTTTAATAGTGGTTTACAAGTAAACGATCAAGTTAGATTTACTGATGTTAAATTTCCTGTAGGTGGAGTTTCAGTTGATGCATTACAACTTCAAACTACTTTAAATGGAGCGATCACAACAACAGATACTACCATTACACTAACAAGCACTACTAATTTTCCAACAGCAGGATTCATTATGATTGAATCTGTAAATACTGATAGCACTTCTTCAAGTTATGGATCATTTCAGAATGAAGTTATTCAATACACAGGAATTTCTGGAAGTGATTTAACAGAATGTACAAGAGCTACATCAGTTCCATACCGTGGTAACACATTAACTAAAACTACAGCGTTTGCTCATCCAACAGCTTCTAAAGTTTTTGGTTCTTATAAAGTTGCATCTTTAATTGAAACATCGTATGTAAATGATGCTAACACAACAGTTTATGAATATAATAGTTTTACACTTACTCTTGCTAACGCAGCGTCAGGAACTGAAACAGGAGGAGGGTTTAATTGTTTTGTAGGACCACTTAACGAGAGACCTTAATTATGGCATATATACTTTCAAATTTACAAACCGATATTAGAAACTATACAGAAGTTAATGATACAGTATTNACTGATGCAATTGTAAATACTTTTATTGTAAATGCAGAAAACAAAATTTATAGAGAAGCTGACAGCGATGATAATAGATTTTATGCTACATCAACTTTAATTACAGGTAACAGGTATGTAACCATACCTTCAGATTTAAGAGTCATTAGATATATTCAATTAAAAAATACAAACGTGAATCCAAATACTCAAACGTTTTTGGAGAAAAAAGACCCATCTTATATGGCAACTTATTATGATACACCAAGCACATCAGAGGGCATACCAAAATACTACGCTAATTGGGATGCTAATTTTTGGGTAGTAGCACCTACACCTGATTTTCAATACGAAATCACAATGGCTTATATCAAACAGCCACTTAGCTTAACTGATTCTTCAGTAAGTGCAACAGGCACATATCTATCCAATAAATATCAAGACTTACTTTTATATGCGTCCTTGATAAATGCATATGGGTACTTGAAAGGTCCGGTAGATATGTTACAATACTATCAAGGCGCTTATAAAGAAGCTTTACAAACGTACGCGATCGAACAACAAGGTCGTAGACGCAGAGACGAATATCAAGATGGAGTTATTCGTACACCTCTTAAATCACCATTTCCATCAGAATATTAAGGAGATAAAAATATGGCAAACGTAATACCTAACGCATTTCGTGGAGAGTTGTTCTCAGGAACACACAACTTTGCGAGTGGTGGGGATGCATTTAAAATAGCTTTGTATACAGGATCAATTGGTTCTGTTTATACAACTTCAAGCACAGTAGTTTCTTCAACTAATGAAGTAAGCACAGGTGGAGGTAGTAACTATACGAGACAAGCTTTAGGTTCTCAAGCAGTTGCATCCTCAACAGCTGTTGCTACAGTTGACTTTGGAGATTCAACTTGGTCAAGCGCAACATTTACAGCNGCGTTTGCAGCTATTTATAATGATGATAAATCAGATAAGTTATGTGTAGTATTAGATTTTGGCGGAGACAAAACTTGTACTAACGGCACATTTAAAATTACTTACCCTGATCCATCAACACCTGCTAATGCTATTATAAGCATGAGATAATAGGAGAGTAAATGGCTTTAGTAATAAATGATAGAGTAAGAGAAACAAGTACAACATCAGGCACAGGTACATTAAACCTTGCAGGTGCTGTAACTGGTTTTAGAACTTTTGTTGATGGGATTGGTAATAGTAATACAACTTACTATGCTATCTTTGAAGAAGGTACTAATCTTTTTGAAACTGGTATTGGTACTGTTACTGATGCAACACCAGATACTCTAGCAAGAGATACTGTTTTAAGCAATTCTTCCGGTAATACGTCGAAGATAACTTTT